CTGATGAGCTTGTTATCACGGATCATGAAAGTATTAGCGTACGTACAGACGAAGTCTGACATGCCATCTGTGCAATAATCTTGGTGCATTGATGGGCGATTGTAGATCATCACTGCTCGACGAGAGTTCGGGTTCCGATGAAGTTCTTCAAGTACGTTTTCGTACTGGTTATAGTTTTCTTCTGACCAAATAAGGTGGCCATAGTTCGAGTTGATACGGCCATGCTTTGAAGCAACCTGTTTCCAGATTGCTGGAGTCTCTCCTGGAATATCGTCAACATACAACGACTGAGATTTATACCACTCGAGCTCACGTTCGATGTACTCGTAGTTTGGCTGACGAATGATCCAATCTTCGTCAGCAATGAACGACTCACCAATCAGTTCGATCGTCTTCACGCCAGTCTTGTCGATGACGAAGTCTTGATCTTTGTACTTTTGAATGAGCTTAGCTCGAATGTCAGATACCTTTTGCATCATCAGTCTCCGCTTTGAATCGATCATCCATCTCAGATGCTTCGATAGTAGTCATGTACAAGATCATCATTTGAGTCATTGCATGTGCAAGGTGTGGTAGACCCGACTCAGGATCAATATCTTCGCCTGAATGAAATGCAAGCATATGACGCATGATGGACGAATAATGTCGAGAGTAAGGGTACTTATGAATATCCTTACGCCAGTTATTCTCGCCATACTTCTCAGCGCCAAAGCCATACACAGAAGCGATCGCACAAATCGCTTCTGGTGGGATAAGATGAATCTTAGGTTTACCTTTGTCGTATTTCATTGTACCTCACGAAATGAATATTGATCTTTTCTCAGTCTTGTGCGAGTAGAAGTATTTCAACTCGCCAGTGAATGAGTCATAACTATTTTTGTACTTGGTGTTACACTTTCGTAACATATCTTTGAACGTATCACTTGGTGCGATCAATCGCCATTTGGCTGAGATAACACCTTCTGAAGTTTCATCATAACACCCAAAGATGATAATGTCAACAAGATTTTTGCTACGCTGAGTCGTATTGATGAACGTCTGTACATTTCGTAAAGGGAATGATACCCACGACATTGAAGAATCAAAATACAAACATTTGACTTCTGTACGTTTGCCGTCCCAAAACACATCCCAACAATAGGTCAACGGATCAGTATGATCGAACGTTGCATCATTTTTGACTGCGCCTTGAGCTACTAACGCGTACTCAAGTATTGCACCATTCTTTACGGCTTTGTAGATAGTATCAAACTTTCTTCCACGTGACCGAACTGGACATGCGTGAATTTCTTCAGCCATAATTTGAATATGTGATTTATGTTCTTCAGTTAACTTAAACGTAACTGGTTGTGGAATTTTACACAACATGCTATTTCCCTTAAGCACCATTGTAGTGCTTTTTCCAAGCAGAGCTAAGTGTACCAAAGCCGGTTCCAGACATGTATGTAGCCCACATGATTCGCATGACTTCACGCGAAGTAGCAGCTTTAGTGATGTCGAAAACCAGTCGGTTCATCACCACTGCTTTTGTTTTGCTTGATTTGATGATCTCGATCGACTTAGACTTAGCATCATCGATAGGCATGTTTTCGAGATCGCGAAGGATTTCCAGATCAAATGTCATGATTAACGCTCATACACATAGACATCGGCGGTAAGAGCGAGAGGAAGAGGAAGTGAATCGTTGTACTTACCGAGACGAGGACCCCGACCCTGCAGCTTCACGTACTTTTTCGTACCTTTGTACTTGTTCGAAAACTTAACAAGCATACGGACAAGGTTCAGAACTTCGTCGTTGGCTTTACCGTTGACGAGATCGACAGTCATAACGTAAGCATTGGTGCGAGTCATAGTGTTCTCTTTCTGTTGGTTACCAGTTAGATATAATCAAAGAGGGGAAGAATGTCAACCCCTCTTTTCAACCTTTATGCCGCGAACCGAATTTTTGCCGAACGTTCGTCGCACTTGTACCGCTTACCGTCACGAGCATTCAAGTACACGAAGGGCATCTTGTAGGCTTTCGTGTTGTAGTCAACAAGCTCGTCACCGACAGAGTTTTTCATCTTCAACCCGAGAGCAGCAACGCGAGACTCAAGGATCACATTCGTGAGAGTCTTGGCACCGGCAACTTTCGCTTTGATCTTGATCTCAACTTCAGATTCGCTGAACTTCATATTGCCGACGTCGAACTCAAGGTTCGTATCAACACCGTACTTTTTCAAGAGGGCGGACATCTCAGCACGAAGGGTTGTCAAGTTCTTACGGTCGAATTTCGTGATCTTGGTCATTTTCTCTACCTTGTTTTGTTCTTCCTTACTAGTTAGATATAATCAAACGCTCAGCCAATGTCAACTGGCTAAGCGCACTTTTTTCACTTTTTTCGCACTTTTTTCAGAGCTTACTGACGAGACCATGGTTGCCTTCGTGAGAAGGTGCGGTCCAGCCTTCAGGCTTGATCAGATCGGGCAACCCGAGTGGATTTGGGCGAGAAGGTTTCACACCTGGCTCTTTCGCCATGTTCGCCGTATGGACAGCATCCCAAGCTTTGTATGCATCGATGCCAAAGGAGTCAAGAGTACCAATAGCTACTACACAAAGATCGATCAGACCATCGACGATCTCTTCTGGATCAGCCTCCGCACCAGAGCGAATGAAGACAAGTTCATTATCCTTGTTTAACGCAGGTTGCAATCCAGCGGCCTTTGCTGTTTCAAGTAGTTCTTCCTTCAAGAAGTCGATGCGGAACTGCATGTACTTACGAAGAGTCTCAGTGTCACCTTCAGCAACTTTCTGTGCTACCCATTTGTGCACGCCAAACTTAACATGCATGTCGTTAATGTCTTGAACCCAGTCATTACTCATTCTTCAATTTCTCCATGTCATAGATGCGTTTACGTAGATCGGAACTGCTGAACCGATGATCACGTTTGTTGAAATACAGGTCGATCCCACGAGCCTGACAGACGTCTTTGCCAGTGAAGTCTTTGTCCTTGTACTCGTCGCCTAGTACCCTTATAGTTATATCATACATTCCGAGAATGTCAACCAAATCGTTCTCGGTAACGTATGGGATGATCTCGTCAACGTACTTTACTGCAGAGAGTTGTACATATCGTTCTACGAGTGTTTGAACTGGACGATTCTTACCAGGACGGTCGATACTAGGATCCACTTGCAAGCCGCAGATCAAATAGTCACATTGAGTCTTAGCTTCGCGAAGCATCGCAACGTGACCAGCATGAAGAAGGTCGAACGTAGAACAGGTGAATCCTATTCTATTCATAGCTTTTCAAACCGTCCGTCTTCAAAACGGCTCTTCGCCTGAATGAAGACGTCTCCAACGGTATTCCGATAAACTACAGAAGGAATGCCTTCATCACCAGTAACTTCAAGCCCTTCATATAGAACAACGTAGTGCAGACCAGTCTTTTTGTGCTTATACACCTGTTCTGTTACGAAAGAATCGTTTGAATCATTAACTTCCCACCTTGGCATGTGTTCTCCTTATGCTGCTATCTGACTAAAGTTTTTCTTCTTCTCGAACTTGATCACATGATTGAACTTGTCATGTAGTGAATCACCTTTGTGGCTGATGATGAATACATTCGAGTCAGCAGTGATCTCGTTCACGATTTTTAGGAACTCGTCGGTTCCTGCTTGGTCAAGCGACCCGTCAAGGACTTCGTCCATGATTAAAAGATTGGTAGTGACCGAGTTACGTAGACGAGATACTGATCGCCACGTGAACATCAGTGCAAGGTCAATGCGAAGTTTCTCACCTTCACTAAAGGAAGCATATGAGAACTCATCACGAAAGCGAGACAAGATCTTCTCGTTGAAGTTTTCATCGAGTTGGAAGTCAACAAAGAACTCCATCGCAGCGAGATACTTGTTGATCAACTTGTTCATGATAGGAACGTATTGTTTGATGATACGAGTCTTGATGCCACCGTCTTTCAGCATTGAACCAACTACGGAAAAGGTTTCCTTATCCTCGGAAAGCTTTTTCTGGGCTTCTGTAAGGTTGCGGAGTTCGTCTTTGAATCCCGCGATCTTGCTGGTATCGATTTCACCAACGTCTTTCTCTGCTTCGTCAAGTTCCTTTTTAAGTCCAACAAGAGTAGACTTTGCGATTCGTATATTCGCAGAGTGTTCAGTTCGGTCAAGGTTAAGTCGATGTAGTGTTGTTTCCACTTCGGAAATTTCATCGATTCTTTCGGATACTTTTTTGATCTTTCCATCTAATAGAAGAATGGCGTTTTCGATCTCAAGAATTTTTCCAGACTTCTCGCCAATGGTCGACACCTTAAAGTCGTGTTCAATCCCCTGTCTGCACGTAGGACAATTGTCATGTGCATGATAAAACTTTACGTCCTTATGTAGAGTACCCATCTTAGAATTAAGGTCAGACTTCAGAGTTTTGAACTGATCGTACTTTGACTTTGTGTCAGCTTTATCTGAGATAGTGCCAATCAGTGCAGTGATCTTTTCGTCAAGCTCTTCAGACCGACTTTCTTCACCTTCAATGAAGGTGATCTTTTCCCGCATCTTTTCCTTGATACGTGATACTTCGTTTTCTTTGATACGACGAATAGACTCGTTGTGTTCTTTCGCCGACTCGATCTTATTCTTAACGATGTCGATCTGGTACTTTACATCAATAAGACCTGCCTTGTTGAGGTTCACCTTTTCTTTGAGTAGGTTACCCATCGTAC